GGCCCGGTCGTGGCTCTCAAGTTCGGCTGATCCGGCGACTGACTTTCAACCCTCCGAGGAGATCTGACCAGTGAACCATCTCGAAGCGACGAAGTCCGTCGTCGGCCACACCGAGAACCTGACGGCTGCACAGACCCACACGCTGACGATCGACACGCTGGGCTACGCCTACGTGTCCGTCGATGTGTGCCAGGAGCCGTGGGCGAACGCTGGCTACACCAGCCAGGCGGCGTTCACCGTGTTGAAGGTCGAGGAGTCCGACAACAACTCGTCCTACAGCAACGTCACCGCGTTCGTGGGTGGCGGCACGGGCGGGTTCACGATCCCGACGCCGTCCAGCACCTCGGCCGACGTGGTGGTTCGGATGGACCTCGACGTGCGTGGTCGCAAGCGATACCTGAAGGTCTCGGCGACTCCCTACACGACCGGCACCGTCTACACGGTCGCCCGGCTCGGTAACGGCGTCGAGGGTCCGGTCAGCGCATCGAAGAAGGGTGTGAACGCGACCGTCAGCGGCTGAGCCAGTTGACACGACCGACACAGTGGACGGCGGGTGGCGACGAGCCGCCCGCCGTTTCCATTTGAGGGCTCTCACGTGATCGTGCAGGTCGGCGGTACGTCGGTCGAGGTTCGTGCCGAAGCGGTTCTGTCGGCTCCGAGGTTCGGCCCGCTCACGAACGTGTTCAGCTTCATCGAGTCGCTGATGCCGCTGCACATCCGCCCGACGCTCGGGCAGGGTGCGTTCTGGGCGCAGGTTCTCACCCGGATGCTGGACGAGTTCTCGGCATCTACGGAGTACATCATCACGCTCGACTACGACTCGTTCGTGACCCGCGAGAACGTCGAGCAGCTGTTCGCCCTTGCGATGACCTGCCAGTGCGACGCGATCGCCCCGATGCAGGTGAAACGCGAGGACGGTCGCCCCATGCTCACGCTGCTCGACACGCTCGACAGCCCGCCCGAAGACGGCAGGACCGAGCTCCCGATGTCGTGGTTCGCCGAGCCCGTGCAGCAAGTCGATTCGGCCCACTTCGGTTGCACGATCATCTCGACGCGAGCCCTGCGGCGAACGCTGAAACCGTGGTTTCATTCGCAGCCGGACAAGGACGGCGGCTGGGGCGACGGGCGAATCGACGACGACCTGTGGTTCTGGAGGCAGTTCAAGGCGAGCGGTAACCGCCTCTACATCACGCCCCGCGTCTGCATCGGTCACGGCGAGTACGTGGTGACGTGGCCTGGGGCGGATCTCCAGCGACCCGTCTTCCAATTCACGACCGAATGGCAGCGGAAGAAGGCACCGCCGGAAACTGCATGGAGGCTCCCGCAGTGACGACAATCAGAGTGCGGATGAAGCGTGCCTACGGGGCGTATCGGGCGGGCGAGGCCGTCGAGGTCGATGAAGGGCTCGCGGCTCGTCTGCTCGCGTGGGACTACGCCTCGCGTGACACGCAGCAGACGCTGATCGAGACGGCAGCGGTCGAACCGGACGCAGAGCGGGCAGACGTGACGCCACGACGACGAGGGCGACGGCATGAATGACGGCAAGCGATACCGCTCACTCAAGGTCACGACGCAGCCGGTCGTCGAGCCGGTGAGCGTCGCCGATGCGAAGGTTCATTGCCGCATCGACACGAACACCGACGATACCTACGTCGCTGCTCTGATCTCGGCGGCTCGCGAGTACGTCGAGGCGTATATGGACGAGTCGCTGATCGACCAGCAGCTCGTGATGCGGCTCGACGCGTTCCCGGCGGCGATCGAACTGCCACGCCCGCCGATGAGCCAGACCGCCGGTCGCACGGCGGTGTCGATCGTGTACACGTCGAGCGAGGCGGGCAACACGGCGACGCTCTCGACGGCCGAGTACCGCGTCGATCGGGACAGCAAGCCCGGCACGCTGCGGACGCTGTACGCCGGGTCGTGGCCGAGCCACCTCCTCGACTACGGCAGCGTCACAGTCACGTGGTGGGGCGGTCGCGGCGACGACGGCAGCAAGGTTTCGCCTCGCGTGAAGGCGGCGATCCTCATGCTCGTCGGCCAGTGGTACGAGCGACGCATGGCAGCGGACGCTGCGTCGATGAGCGAGATGCCGTTCGGCGTGAAGGCGCTTCTCGATTCCGCGAAGTGGGGCAGCTACACATGAGCCTACGCGGGCACATCATCGTCGACGCCGTATTCGCCGACTCGGCGAGTGCGACCGCCGTGGACACGACGAAGGCGATCTCGGTCGTCACGAACGACGAGTACGACTCGGGCAAGATCGCCGTCGTCAGCGGCACGTGCGGCACGTCAGCGGTCACGATCACGATCGCGTCTCCGGGCTACACGGCCGCGTCTGGATCGGCAGTCTCTTTCTCCAACGTCTCGCGGCTCGTCTTCTCGGCGGGCTCGACGACGCTCGTGAAATGCGTCGGCGGTGCGACCGGCAAGCCGCTCGTGCTCTCGCGTGCCGACCAGGCGGCGGTCTCCGAGGTGGGTGCGACCGAGACCTCGCTGCAAGTGTCCGTGGACGCGACCGCTGGCACATCGAGCTACACGCTGGTGCTCTATGGTTCTTGATCCCGGTCGCCTCCGCGAGCGCGTGACGATCCAGCAAGCGACAGGCACGCGAAACGCGATCGGCGAGGTGACGCAGACATGGAGCACGTTCGCCGAACGGTGGGCGAGCGTCGAAGGACTATCGGGACGCGAGGTGCTCCAGTCAGGGCAGCAGCAGACCGAGGTGACGCACCGCGTGCGGATGCGATACGTGGACGGGCTCACGCAGCAGATGCGGCTGTCGTGGCGTGGCAGGACACTGGAGATCACGAGCCTGCTCGAGCACGCGAACAGGACCGAGCACGAGTTGCTCTGCACCGAGGACGCGGACTGATGGCTACGGCTGGCATCACGCTCTCGATCGAGACGACGAACCTGCAAGAGTTGCAGGACATCGCGGGGAAACTGTTTTCCTCTGGCGAAAAAGCGGCGATCCTCAAGGCGGCGATCGAGAAGGCAATCGCACCAGCACTTGCGAGGCTCAAGGAAATCACGCCCGTCGGGCCGACCGGCAATCTCAAGCGAGCCGCTACGAAGAAGGTCATCGGGTACACGAAGAGCGGCAACGCCGTCGGGCTCATCGGTTACCGGCGTGCCGGGCGATCTGCGTCCGAGTCTGCCGCAGGCGGTCGTGTGCGACGTGGAGCCGACCGAGCGTTTCACCAGTGGTGGCTGGAGTACGGCACGCAGGAGCGGATCGTCACGAAGCTCTCGAACACGCCATACGCCCGCAAGGGGCACACCCGCCGTACCCGCAGCGGTGGCACGACGACCGTGCGTCCGCATCAGGTCAGCGGGCAGAACGCCGTCATCGCGTCGTCCTACGCCAAACTCGGGCCGTTCAAGTTCGTGCCGACGCAGCGGTCCCAAGAGGGGCAGCGGGTGCAGACGGACCCGGGCTCGCCGCAGGCGTACTTCAAGAAGGCACCGAAGGGTGCGAGCGTCATCCGCATTCCAGCCATGCAGGCGGGCGGGCAGTCAGGTCGCCCGCCGCTCGCGGCGGCATGGGCCGACACGAAGACGACCGTCGCCGAAATCCTCCAGCGGGAATTGAGGATTTCGATCGAGCGGGCTCTGTCGGCACTGACGCAATCGGCACGCGGGAGCGTCGAACTGTGAGCCTGAAATCCCCCGAGAAAACCGTCGCCGACGCTCTACTCGCCGACCCGGACGTGTCCGCGATCGTGGGCGACCGGATCTACCCGGTGCTCGCCCCTGAGACGGCGTCGCTCCCGTTCGCGACGTGGCGGCGTCAGGCGGTCCAGCGGGAATCGAGCCTGTCGGGGCCGATTGGAATGCCGGTCGTCACGCTGGCTCTGGAGCTCTACGCGGCGACGTACTACGCCGCCCGGGAACTCGCCGATCGGTGCCGCCGGAAACTGGATGGGTGGCGTACCGACGTGGGATCATCAGTATCGGTCCGACACGTCGAGTTGCAGAACGAGTCGGACGGGTTCGTACAGTTGGCCGGTGGTGACCTGCCGCCGGTCTACGCGGTTACCCAGACGTACACGATACTTTGGCAGGAGATATGAGCGATGTCGCAGTCCACGCCGCATGATGGTGCCGGAACGGTCCTCAACCTCTTCGGGACCATCTACACGGTCACGAATATCGTGATCAGCACCACGAATCCCGGCGACGCCGAGGGTGCGACGATCACGGTCGGTCATCTCGGTCAGACGACCGGCGAGACGCTCGCGACGATGGACGCTCCGCTCGTGGTGCCAGCCGCCGACGGCGGAACGGGTCGTCAGATCACGTTCGATTATCTTGGCAAGACGATCATCTACGATCGTACGACAGGAACCTGCACGATCACGACCGGCGGCACGACGCTCATCAACGGCAAGGCCGCAACGGTGCAGTCGAGCACGCTGACGCTTGCGACGAACGACGCGGTCCGTGGGCAGGCGACGGTCGCCATCGCTCGGTGAGCATGACGGAGGCTATCCGTCATGGCGATCCGGGTATCAGGCGTTTCGGTCACGTGGGGCGGTAGCGCCGTCGAGCAGGTCTCGGACGCTACGCTGGCCCTCCAGCGTGGCGCTCCTGCGGCACGCACGGCGAAGTGGACGCTCGACCTCGGTGAGGTCACGCTTACTGCGTTCACTCGCACTGCCCTGCCTGACAGCGATTACGGGCAGCGTCGTCGTCTGACGATCACGGCTCAGAACGACCAAGGCACGGCGA